GTATCTGGTATGTAAAATTCAATGTTAATTGTTGCTAAATCAGTATTTGTCGGTTCAACATATGCAACATCCAAAGAACCAAACTTAACACCATCAATAACATTTTGCGATAAAGACATTTCAAAATTGCGTACTGTTGTAATTTGTGTGGTGCCAACCAAAAATGAAAAATGCTTGCTGTTATAAAATTTGTTATAAGAAATGCCAGTTCTATCAACAGTATAGCCAGTCGGAGCAGTATCTGTTACTGATGTTGCCCTAACGTCAATAGTTGCTGTTGGCACTGCATCTGATGGGAATCTCCAAGAAAAACCCGTCACATAGCAATCTTTATAGTAAATCGATTTACCATCGTGAGAAATCTCGATGAAATCTATTTTTGGCGCGGTCGTGTTCCAAGAAACACTATTCGAAGAATAGTTACCTGCAATTGTCCAGTATAAAATGCCAAGTAATTCATGCGCATACGCAGGTGTTGTTACATTTTCAGTTACATCAAACAATTCAACATCTATGCTTCCTTCATATACACGTCTTGTTATCGTTGCCGATGGAAATGCTCTATTACCTAATATTGCTTCGGAAGTCAACGTATCCGCTCTTTGATTTATACTTTCGCTTCTCAATGGCAATTTATATTTTATTTTCGCTGAGCCAATTGTTAAGTATAAAATCGCTTTTGAACCTTTCGAAGTTAAAACTCCCATATATCACACCTCCTAATTGACCGTTAGTATTGAATATTGTACTCCTGTTGAATTTAATTGCAAGGAATACACCAAATCTCCATTCACGTGTGTAAAATCAACTATGCGTGCGTCAGGCAACGAAAATATTATGTTATCGAACGCAAACGCAAAATCATACGCTAGATGTTTCTTAAATGCATCGTATAACTCGTTGAATTTGTTAAAGTCAATTAATTCTACCGAAGCCATAGCTGTTTGCTCTGTTAGATAAAAATCACGTATAAACGTGTTTGTGTTATTGTTGTTTACTGATGTTTTAGGTGTTAAGCTACGCTCATATTCAAGTTCAAAACGTGAAGCTTCAACGGTTACAGGAACAGTCTGACCAGTTGGCCGATAATACACATTTAGCTTCTTTGAATAAACAAACGTATCATCAAACGCAGGTTTGTTCTCTGTTGAATTCTCAACGATAGACGGAAAGAATAACTGTACTTGCACCAATGGAATACTATCTGCTGCCGCTTGTATACTCAGTTTGCTAAGTACTCCTGACGGCACTGCGCCAGTTTGTTCCTTAGCAACCTGATTGCCTTTACGATACTCGTAAAACAATCGCACTTTCTGTGTTGATGGTATCGCATAGCCTGACGTTACAACACTATCGCTGCCAAATACTAAAGCACGCACAAAATCAAGTGTATTACGCGATAACTCACATTGAAATTCAATAGCCGTTGCGCTACCGCCAAACATCAAATCATTACGATAACTGTGACCTCTGTATGGAGATAAATTATCAACACGTGTTTTTATATTGATCTCCATTTCTCGTACAGGCAATAGTTTCTTTACAAATTGTCCACCTTTGTAAAACTCTGCACCTAACCAATTAAGCAACATCGCGTTCACCACGCATTAGAAATATACTGTGCTTCAACGCCAACAAATATATATACAAGCTTTTGTGATATGTTAACACGCACATCAACATCTCGTACACGGAATAAATCGAAGATTTCACTCGCTATCTTGACTAAACGTGTTAAATAATCATCATAAGTCGCTAAATTATCATCAAGTTTCAATACAAGCAACATACCAATATTTGCCGTTGTCTTTTGTGCTGAGTATGTTGTATCTTCTGCAGTTAAGCTTGTTGCTCCGAGAATTACTCTATTTGGACTAGCTAACGACATTGTATTCGATAAAAATTCAACTTTGAAGTTTTTATACACATCGTCTTGATTGAGTTTTTGTATTAATTCGTTTAATTTGCTAAATAACATTCAATCACCTCATTATGCTATCCATTATTTGCCGTATCCAATTTTCTATCATAGCATTATCGCTTACTATTGACCCTGCGTGTTGCCATGGTGCTGTTGTACCTGTCGTCATCATCCGATTATACACTAAATAACCGTTTATATGTGAGTTATAACGCCTATTTTTCTCCACTGCCCATTTGAGTATATCATCCAACGTAAAATCCATTTCGCCACGTCTTCCACGTTCTACATACTCCGCATAATCTAACGCACTACCGACTTCAAAACCATTTTCGGTTATAGTATATCCTATCGATTCTCGATATGTACCCGTTGTATCGGCTGGATATTTGTGTAACGGATTATTGACATATTCCAAAACGCGTGTTTTCCATTCACGCGTGAATTTCTCAGCTAATATCTCTTTCAAATACGGTTTAACACTCTTAAGCTTCATTACTAAGCTATCCAAATCAGACATCAGTTACACCTCTTAAACGTGGACGTCTGAAAAATCGTGCTAATCTCAATACGTGTTCCTTCGCCGTTTCTAAATTACCATTGACATTCTGTATCGAATAGTTATGCAATTTTCTAAAATCAACAGCTATAAGTTCCATCGCATCTGCGCGTAAATTGTCAATATCTATAACATCGCAATCAATTACTATCGCAAGGTAATTGGTTGGCTGATTGAATTCCACTCTATGCACTTGTGTATTTAACACATACTGTGATGCATCAATTAGTATACCATCAGGCGAATATATCTTCACATTATATGGATCTTGGTCATCGTTTAATACTTCGTCGTTCGCTTGCTCGTTTGCAGTTACAGGTTCTGTCACCTCTTGTGAGTTGACATCCTGTCCCTGCTTCTTTTCTAATTCTTCCATCCAAATCCCTCCTAATCCAGGTAATACCTCGTATGTACCGTAATCAAATATCTTGTTTTCAACATCAACCGATTCTGCTTGCAAAACCATATGTACGATATTTCGATTAATTAAATACGTTATCTCATCATCAGTAAACAGAAAATTATCAACCTCTTTGTCGGCTATAAGCAAACGTGCTAACGCTATTAATTTCATCTAATCACCTCGATTTTGAAGAAATGGGATTGGCAGGTAAAAGGAAGGGAGAAAACCCTGCCAACCCCAAAAACACGTTTACTTCTTCTTTTTCTCTTCTTTCACTTCTTCAGCGCTATTATTTTTCTCATTCTCTTCTGGTATCTCAACCTCACCATCAATTATAGGATAAAATTTACCGTTGTGAATGTACCATTTTGCATCGCTATTAACCTTTATCTTCATTTAGTTCACCGCCCTTATGCAAAGACTGCCATCAAACCGCTATCTTGTATCTTGAATGTGTACTCGCCAACGATTTGCGCTTGTACATAGTCACCTGTCTTCGCAAGCTCTTCAACAACAAATGGTCTAAGTGGCCTGATTTCGATATTCGCTGGATTGACAAAGTAAATCTTACCAGCTTCGATGTGTGGTGATGTGTAAAGCTCAAATTCACCATATTCACACACATAGCTTTGTATTCTCATACCTGCTCTTGTTTCAGCCCTATCAACATATACTTTAGCATAAAGCAATTGATTGAAGAAATCTTCTTTTGTTTTCGCATTCATCCATACTTGTATACCGCTTGCTTGTTTCTTCCAAAGTTCCTCAAGTACTGCTTTGAAGTTTGCTTCGGTAAGTGTACCCGTTGTCGATTTACCGTATTGTTTTATAAAGTATTCAACACCACCAGCAAGCCTTGGCTCTGTATTGTTTGTTGGTTTGTGACGTACACCGTTTAATAGTGTTCTTTCCATCATCACTCTGAGTTTTCTAAGTTTTCTATCTACTTCATCAGCCCATATATCGTAATTCTTTACCCATTGTTTGAGTTCTCTTTGTGTACCAGAAATCTTGATGTATTCAGTGAATATTTGTGTGACGTTTTCCCTTAACACTCTTTGTCCAACGGCTGAATCAACCAATGATGCCGCTTCAGGATTAGCATCGCTAACAAGTGTCAAAACGGAATCTTTCGCAATCTCCGCATCACCATTAAGCGCTGTAACTGTTAATGTGTTACTAGAAATGTTTGTGATTCTGAATAAGTATTGTCCGTATTTTAAAATGTTACCAACTTTCAAGGTGGATGCATCATCAACATCCAATGTGCCTGAACCTGATGTAGGTACGCTATGTTTTGCCGTAAGTTTGAATTCGAGTGGAATTGGTACGTCTTCATACCACTGAAGTATTGTACTATCGATTTTGTCACCAACTTTAACAACATTAAGAAAAGGTGTTTCAGGAAGTTGATATTTGTTGAAAATATCATCAATGTGTATCCTATTATCAGTTATATCATAGCTTGTTATCAAACCTCTTGGGAATGCCATAATTCACACCTCCATCATCCAAAGTTCTTAAATCTTTCTTTTAGCGCTGATTTTATATCAGTCGGATTTGAGCTTTCAACAGGTTTAAACACCGTTCTTTGCACTTCCGCTATGCGTTTGGACAATCGCTCTTCAACAGCACTTTCGATTAGTTTGTTGATTGCTTCAGCCGTCCTTTGTATCGCTTGTTTACCTTCGTTTAACGGTAATTCCGCTAACGCTTTTGTATCAATTAACTCGGCCAACTCTTCTGGAATATTGTACATTTGCACATATGTTTCTTTAACTGTATCGAGCATCTCTTTGCGCTCTAATTTGAGTATCTCTTCGTATTTTCCCTGTTCCTGTAACCGTTTGCGCTCTTCTTCTTTGCGTATGTTTTCCTCACGTGTTTTAATAGCTTTGGATACCTCTTTGTCTATTATCGAGCGTAACTCTTTCTCGGTTAGTAATTTAACATCTTTCACTCCAAGCTCTTCTGCCACTTGCCTAAGTGTTTCTAATGGATCTTGGTCATCGTTTAATACTTCGTCGTTCACTTGCTCGTTTGCAGTTACAGGTTCTGTCACCTCTTGTGAGTTGACATCCTGTCCCTGCTTCTTTTCTAATTCTTCCATCCAAATCCCTCCTAATCGTTGTTGTTAATATTCTTTGCCCATGAACAGCCAACACGCTTGGCTATTGACAACGCTTTCTTGTGTACTTCTGTTGCACCACGCATACCAGATAAAATATACGCACTTCTTAAACCTGCACAAGAAATAACCCATTTACCATTAACTAGCTTCTTGTACGGATATTTGCGTTGACTCGGCATAAGAAACGCATTTTCAGGCATATCTTTTCGCTTTGGTGAATTTACACTAGGTGGATTCCAGCTTCTATCATTCTTTAAAGCCATTGTTACACCCCCAACGGCTTTACTCAGGCAAAAAAATTCCGTCACACAAAAAATGTGGATGTAAATAATTGTAACCTTCCTCATGCATATTTTCGAAAACAGTCGGTACTTCGATTAGTTTAACAGAACCTACTTTCTCACGTTCCTTGCATATTGGATGATGGAATTCATCGTTCATACTGTACCATTTAACTAGCATATTCGAGTCTTTCGCCTTAAGCTTTGTATATACCATATCACGCGTAACTTTGTATAATCCGTCTCTGAGTATATTATAAACTCGATTATCTAAAAAATCAAACATTTCGTATAATGCATCTTTCATTGTCGCTTCTTCATCAAATTCGTACTCGTTTAACAATCGCCATACAACTTCTCCCCAAGATATACTCGCAACTGACTTAACAACCGCATTTAATCCGATTATATCTTGATAGCTAAACTCGATATCTAATCTCTTTGCTTCATCCATAAAGTGTTTTAACCACGTATTCATTGCTTGCGTAATCTCGGCAATCATTCTGTATTCAACCACTTCGTACGTTAATTCACCACGCATTATCTTCCTGAAATCAACAACCGCATCACGCATTATTGAAATAACTTTCTTCGCCGCCACATTCGCATTCTTGCCAAATTGCTTCGCTATGCTCATCCTATCCCCTTCTTATTCAATTTTCTTTTCTTTCGTTTGCCCGCCTGCTCCGCGTCTGTCTAATCGCTTGAGTTTCGCATCTATTAAACCTGACATATAGTTCGCATCATTATTGCGCTCTTGTTGAATAACTTGTTGCTCATAATCATAATTGAAACCAAGCCTATCACTTACTGTCTTTCTCGATACTATACCCATACTCATCAATTGCGCATATCTATTAACATCTTGGAATTCATCGTTTGGTATAACATCAGAAAGTACAAAATCAAATTCAGGATTTTCGAAACCACTGTGTTTCGCAACAAGTTTTAACGCATGTTTTAATCCGCCAAAATAGTTTCTCCTGTATGTGTTGATTTTCATTATAAGCTTAACAAGTTTAAGTTTCAACGCATAGCCTGTCAATTCACGTAAATTCGCAAGCAATAGCTCTGGCATCATTGATTTCAAGTACTCCTCTAGGAATTTAATTTTATCCAACATCGAAGGTAAGATAGAACCTTTGTATTCAAGTATTTGTATCTCAGCATTATCGTTTATTAGCCATACATTGTCTGACTCCTTCATCACATTAAAATCACGCATTCCAGATGCTATTATTTTCGGTTTCGCATATATATCTTCAATCGCACCCATTCGCGCAAATGTTGAGTTAATTTCATCGATTGCTTCATAAATATTCTCAAGATCCGTACTGCCCCAAACATCCCAATAAAGCGATGGCTTATTGATTACATGTATTAACCAAAAAGCTTCATCTTCATCGTATGGTACTGTACTTATAAGCTCACCATTAACATAATAATTCACACCGTTTTTAAAATACTCTTCGCGTACATTAACGTAATCTTCGTCAATAATCGTTTGATATTCAATCGCCCAACCAACTACATCAAAACCTTCTTTGAAATAACTGATACGTGTTTCGTTTAAGTTCGGAACGCTCAATCGTGGTTTGCCATCATTGTCTACACTAAACCGTATAAGCGTATCACCAAGCACTAAACCCTGCATTATATACTTGTCAAGCAAATTCTGAAATTCTATTGTCGATATATAATCAACTAAAAATTGTTCTAATTCTGCGTCTTGTGATTGTACCATAACACCTGAATTAAGAATTAATGTGAAATCCGTTGTAATTACTTCTTGTGCATAATCAACAAATGTTTTTGTTATGTATCTAACATTGCCAAGCTTATCAACAATATAAAACAATCCACGTTGTTTACAGTAATCTAAATCGTATCCATTGTAAAACAAATCATAGAATTTCCTGAATGGTTTAGTGCATTGGATTTCCTTCATAAAACCACCTCACATTATCCCCAAATATCGATAAACGTACTGCCAACATACGATTGCTGCGCTCCCCAACAAGCTAACGCAAGCGAAATAACCGCATCATCGTGTACCGCATATTCTTCAACACGTGGTACCGCATGATCGTGTGAGCCTTCAAATCTGAAATAGCGTAATTCATCACGTAAAATAGTGTTAGACGATGGAATACGTATCTTCTTCTGCTCGAACATCAAAATCAAATTGTCAATTAAATCTTTCTTCGTTCTTGCTGAAAATGTTATTGGTACAGCTCTGCGTATCTTCTCCGCAATCGGCCTTCCAACAGCTGTGGCATCAACATATACAGGTGCATTGTAAATATCACTTAGCTCATTCGCAAGTAAAATTATTTCATCGTAACTCTTCTTATTGAAACGCCTGAAATCGGCTATTGTGTACACTTTGTTTGTAATATCCAAGACTGTAAACACCGTATAATCTTCTTTCTGCGCAATATCCAAGCCTATAACAAATTTGTGACCTTTGATATAGCCCGCTGGTACATAGTCTTCCATACAAGCGTTAACCATATCAAAGCTAAATACATAGTCTTCATCTTCTAAGAATTCGGCTAGGTATTCAGTACGCCAAATGTATTGCGGTGTGCTTTGCTTCTGCCTTTCTATCTCATCCCTGTCCAACACTAAGTTATCATACACTGTTGCATGAAACGCCTTAATCAATCCATCCCCTCTCATGCCTAGCTGATATAAACGATAAAAATAGTTTTTTCCAAATGGTGTGCTTTCAAGATATATCTTCGCCTTAGTGTCAAGTCGCATTGGCATAATAACGCTTTCAAACACATTATCGTCTATAAACGCCGCTTCAGTCGCAACAACATAATGCGTCTTACGTCCACGTAAGTATTTACCCTTAAACGCCGTCGAACGAAAATTAATTGATGAGCCATTTACTAACGCTATCTCAGGGAACGGATTAAGCTTAACACTGCGTACCAATATCGAAAATGGATGTTCTTCAAGCGAGCCTGTTATCATATCAAAATATATTCGTGCTTGGTCTAACGATGGTGCCGTAACTAACGCATTCGTTTCTGGATGTGTCAACGCAAAATGAAACGTCTTTGCCGCCAATAACGAGCTCTTACCAAAACGCCTACCTGCCAATATAGCGTTTATCTCACCATCCATTTTAAGTAAATCAACCTGCTTCGGTGAGAGTTTCTCCCAACCGTATAACACTTTCGTAAATAATTCTATATCACGCACTGTTTTGGCTAACAAGTCTATAAACTTACTGTCCTTGCCCGTCAAACTCACCAGTATCCACTCCGTACTTCTTCAACATATCTACAAGTTTTTGCATCGCTTGATCCTTTGTCATCTGTGACATAAATTGCTCAGTACGTATCGCTTCCCTAACTTCACGTGACGTAACATCAAGTAAATACGTGTACGCTCGTAATGTTTCACCACGTATGTTTTTCAATTCGCCGTTTTCGAGCAAATTCTGAAAGAATAAGCGGATCTTATGCGATAGTTTCTGGTTCATCTTACGCTCGAAAATCAACGCTTGATAACTATCAAACGATTCGATTAATTTATCAAATTCATCATCATTTAAAACTTTCTCCGCTTGTTCCAATGTTTTACCTACCGATACTTCCTCATAGGCTGTTATGTGGCGTTGAATAGATTTCGGTGTCACAGTTACACCGTGACGCTTACTAAGAATTTCCGCTATTCGTTGATAATTGTAACCTTTCTTGCGTAAATCCATTAACTCATCATGCAAATTATTCGAACAAATAGTACACTTCTTCCTGTGATTTTCTAACTCCATA